TCCTACAAAAATACCACCCTCGCCGTCGAAGAATCCTGCAAGCCAATCGAGGTTCATGAAACGCCTCTAGCGAATAATACCAAAAGTAAACACTCCCGCCGCAGGAGTACAGGCCGCGGCAGTGAGTACAGTGAAGTAGAGGTTTACCGAGTTAACCGCCGCTACGCCTACTGACGTAACAGGACACAGAGATGTCGGAGCCGGCTGACTGATAAGAAATACACGGTCGGTGGGTTCGAGGCCTGTTAAGGTAAAAGCCTGGGCAACCGTCTGAATAGCCGCTGAAGTAGCCGCAGGGGTAATTGTCCCCGAGACAATGAAGTATCCCCTTAGAGGGGATTGGTAAATTGAGCTATAATCTCCATAGTATGTCACCGTTAGCGAGGCTGTGCCGTTGCTCGATGTCAGCGCAGTTACGTTGAGGGCTATGTAGTTAGCAGTGACGCCACTAGTAGAAAAAGCTCCACCCGCCGTACATGTCTGAGCAGCCATGACACCGCCGGCTGACCACGTCAGGTTGTCCGGAGCAGAGTCAATCGCTGTCGTGCAGGTCGAAACCGTTCCAGAAACCGTCCACGCAAGGTGATGAACGTAAACACCGAGGATAGCTTCGGAAATACCCGGAGCACGTCCGATTTCAGGTGAGTAGGCGGTCGATGCCGTAGGTATAGCAGTAACCGCCAGCATCGTAACGTTCAGCACGTATCCAGAAGTAATGGAGCACGCCGCTGTCGAAGACGCAGCAAGTGTACACTGAGCTGCGGTCATGGTCTGAAGTTTTTCAGAACCACTAGCACCAGCACTGACATACACACGATACCCAACAACGTTCGGCCCCATTCCTGAAGCGATTGGTGCTCCAGGAGCGTTGATATAAACGGTCGAGGTCGTACCCGTCGTTGTAATCGTCGCGCTTGTGTCGGTTGAACACATCGACTCGTTGTTCGCGAGGGTGAAGTAAGTAATACACAAACGATATGTCTGTGCAGTAAGAACACCACCTGTGGTCGAAGTGTAGAGCGTCGGGGTTGTCGGAGCAGGAACAGGACTGTAGGTCTGTGAATACACAACCTGTTGCTGAGCTGTCGACAGACCGCAGGTCAGAAGCAAGAGTAATGCAAGAAACAGTGTCTTTTTCATCGTAGTCTCCTTACGGCCCATTACTGCCGAAGGTGCCCTCCCATACTGTCGCGCCCACGCTGATACGCATAAAGCTAACCTGCTTAATCGACCTTGTGTCGAAGTCATCCGCGAAGTCTTCGTCAAGCTCGTGCCTGACAAAGAACTTGAGCCGATGGGCCATCTTATCCGCAATCACGAACCAAGCGCTCTGCGAGGTGAGGTAATGACAAACAAAATACTGCAAATCCTCAGCGAGGATTGCATTGATTTCGTTGTCAGCTGTGTAAGGCTTGTGAGGCGAGCCGAGGATCTCACGGGCTATCCACTTGAGTTCAGGGGGGATAACAACCGTTCTGGGCTTGATTGTAATTGGCAAACCCTGGCTGTCAGGCAGACGCTCGAAGAAGTTGACCATCAACTGAATAGCTGTGAAGCTAAGGTCAACGTCGACCGGGGGCCTATTTGGATAGGTGCCTGCCGAAGCAATAATGTTGGAGATACCCGGAGTGACCGAAGTCGCCGCAGGACCACCAAGAAGCGGATGCGCGTTGCTAAAAAGCGACAAGCCATCAGTCGTTGTAACCGTAGTGAAGCCAAGGTTAAAAACGTTGAAAGCCTGTTGCTCCTTAATAAAATGAGCGCTGCGTGCAAGAGCCTTCGGAACTTGGTTGATGACATTGTACTGGTCGTCTTCATACAACTCAAACGAACAGCGAACGCCCAAACCATAGGTCAGGTGCAAATAGCGCTTCGCGCCACCCTGAATCGCATCGGAGTATGAAATCGATTCGCCTTCTGGCTTTTCCACCAAAGGAGGCAAGCCAGCGAACTCAACTTCATCTTCATAAGCCATCTTCGATGTTTCAACATGGAAGATATGTGAATATTCTTCATCACGCTGAAGCAAATCAATCCAGTGGATGAACTCGTCGTGTAATCCCGGAGCCATGAGTTGCGCGAACTGCCCGCGTACCATAGTCATAGTCAGTTCACCTTATGATACAAGCTGTGCAGCAGAGAGCAGCACGCTAATATAAACGCCACGGGTGGTTGAGCCAAGAATACCTTGGTCATTGGGGTCGAGTCGGGTGATATTGACTACAGCCGCGGCACCAGACTTCGTCTTATCGACGTACCAGTGTCCGTCTGTGTCTTGAGTCATCCCATATTGCTTCCCCACGTCCGAGAGGACAGTTGATTGAGCAGGACCGACTTGTGCAAGGAAGACCGTATCTGCTGCGGCAACCTCGAACCCTTGTCTGCCGTCAATAAACAACGGCCTTGTGATATTTTTCGCCGAAGTCTCGAATGGGACTGCACCAAACGAAGGCTGCGGTGTTGGGTTGACTGCTGCTGTTGGAGTAACTCCCAAAGCAGCTAGGTTATTCCCGGCTTCCTTTGAAAAACCAGCTATACCAAACGCAACCGTGACGCCGTCCCATGCCTTCAAGCCCCCGTCACCGGAGGCTATCTGCACGGGCGTCCCAGGCATGAACGTCTGGCCAGCTTCTTCAGGAAGTCGGCGTATACGAGCCTGATTACCGCTTACAGACTGTACACTGTGGATTTCTGCTGAAGCCATGTGTCTCCTTTCCTAAGTGATTGGGGCTAGAACCAGCTATGACTTTTCCGCGAGGTTTACCTCTGGACCAGAATTGTCCGCTGTTTTCGCGTCGACCTCTGCGAGAGCAGGTACAAACGGCGAAACTTTTCGTGGGAACCCCACAGGGGTCATCGGTGCGCGACCGTCGGTCGCCACGGCCTCACGGCCAAAGTCTTTCGAGGCTCCGACACCGTCAAGAGCAACACCGGGCTTCTTGACGCGAGCGCGAGCGCTCTGCTCGTTCCATTTCAGGGCGCCGAGGTAATCAGCGCGGGGAATCTTGAGTAGAATCAAATCGCCGTACATGATACGACCATCCCGACAAAGTGCTGGAGGACATGCCTGTCCCAAGTTCGTAAGCACGTCCGCAGGAGTTGCAGGAACAAAGCCCATCGCAATGAGCTGGTCGTAGCGAAGCCCAGATTCCTTCTCGCCAACAACACGATTACCCCAAAAAAGCGACATATTAGGGTTTTTCGGCTTCAAAGCAATGAAATTAGGCTGACGAAGTGGCTTTGCAACGATTTGGTCGTAAGGAATCAGCGCTTCGACTGGAGGCACAGCCGGAAGCCCCATAGGGGGTGAGGTCTTTAGAGCTCCCGGCTGTTGGTTTGGGGGTAGATTCTTGCTTGTAATTGTTGGTTCAGGCATCGTAATCTCCTTACGCATTGACAAACTGCATGGATTTCTTTCGTTTGAGGTAGTTCTCGTGGCTAACGCCCATTTTATCTGCGACGTGCTTTTCAGCATCAGTCAACTGATCCGAAGGCGTCTTCTTCTCCTCATTCTGACGAACGACCTGCGTATTGGAGGGTTCAAGAAAGTTGTACTTTTTCTTGCGAGCCTCCGGATCGCGAAGCTCATCAGCGTGAATGCCTTTCAGGTAGTAGAAAATACCGAGCCAAGCCTGCGGAGTAGCAAGCTGAGCAGCTTGGTATTTCTTCGACTCAGCATTGAGTTCGGCCTGCCAAGCACGAAACAAGCGACCGTCCATCGTCTTGCCTTCGCTATTGAGGTCGGTGTTGTCAAGCTCTTGCTGAGCGAGCATACGAGCAGTTATAGCGGCATTTTGAAGAGTAATAGTCGCAAGAGGACTGACACGTTGAGCGAACGCTTTGTCAGGCTCCTCGATGAAGTTAGCGGGTTCTTCGGGAGTTTCCTTCTTCGGAGGAACATTCCGATTGGCCTCAGCCTCTGCAAGTCGAGTCTTCACCTTCTCAAACTCTGTACTAATCGTCTCGACTTTCTTCGAATCCTCAGCGCGAGCAGCCTTTTCAGCAGCAAGGTCCGCTGCGAGCTTGTCGGACTTCTCAATCTCAGCAACAATCTCTTCAGGAGACTTGTCGCGAAGTCTTTCGGGGATTTTATCCCTTTCTTTCTTGTCTTTAATGCTGTCAAGCCAACCCATATCAAATCTCCTTTAGTTCAATTTTCTTTCGCTTTCCTGTAGAAACATCATGGAGATAACTCCGTATCTCCTGAGGTAGCTCCACAATCTGCGAAAGATACTTCAACGCCCCCTGAGCACGAAAAACCTCAAAATCCTCTGTCGAGGCACGTAACTTACGATACTCCGTCGCGGCCCAATCTTCAACGAGTTCATTGAATTGGCGCCCTTCCGCCGCCTCCAGCCAGCTGAGTGTTCGGTTCGGCTCCAGCGCCAGGAGTTTGTTGAGGGGCATTTGTACCTCCTTTGAGTGGGTCAGGGACCAAGCGGTCAACCTCATCATGCCCAAAATTCCTGAGTATCTTCTTCATCAGCAGGTTTGAAGCAATGATTACTTCTACGAAATACTGTTTGACCTGTGGAGGAGTCATTACAGATGACATAGCTCCAATAAGTTGGGCAATCATCTGATAATGACGCGTCATGATTTGCGTTAACATGACGTCATTTTGCTTTTCCACTTCCTTATTGATGCTCGCTGTTGACGAATAACAAGGCAGACCCATTCGTCCATCAGCTACCATGTCGAGGGCTTCTTTAATAACAGAAGCTTTCTTACCAAAGAGTTTAAGGCGCTCTTCCTGATACTTACTATCTCGACCGAGCGTTCCGTATTGATAGCTAACCAAACGCATCAACCGAACGTGGGAATCACGCATGTCCGACACGTTCAAATCCTTACGCGAATTACCCTCCTGAATCAACGACAAAGTACCCATCGCGGAGTAGATTCCACGCTTGCCAGGTGCTCCAGCACCCATTCCCTGCTGCGGTGGACTCACCCCCGAACGGCGTTCAGCAAGTTCGAGGAGCAATCTGAGTTCATCAAGATTGATGTTAGAGACATCACCATGAGCAATCGCTTCGATTTCGTCCTTAATCGCCGGGAGCTTGACCGACGGGTAGATGCTGTAGCCTTGATTAAGCTTCGAATCAGGATCGATTCTCCATATACGAGTGTTCGCAATGGTCTGATTATCACGATATCCATTGTAGGTTTCTGACGCACCTTCTTGAAAAGGAAATATCGTTTCAGCGAAGCCCTGTCCGTGATACATATCATCACGATGCGCCATGCGAGCGCCGACAAACCATTCCATCTTGAAGTTGTCGTACACGACACGAAGGATTGTGTCAGAGAGAGGATGGTAAGTGACAATCATTCGAGGAGCAAACGATTCATCATTGTAACGCCAATTAAGATGACATTCCCAAATGTCCCATTCTTTGTGTCCCCACGACCCTGTCGTCTTGGCTCCGAGCGTGTCCTCCTTCTCAGTTTGCTCTTCGGTAGGATTGGTCCTGTCAGGATGCCCAAGGACAGTATCGACGGCTGTACGGTCGTAGATATCAGTGAATTTACGCTCCTCAAGCTGATGCTGGAGCATAATTTGCTTGTGGCACTTTATGTCTGTGTCCTCAAGCGTCTTCGCCATCGGCGGTATGTAAAACGAGGTAAAAGGAAGCTTCTCGGGTCGTGGGCCTTCATAAATCGTCTTGGCGAGGAAATCCTTTTCCGAACCCGAACCATCTCCTCCCGGAATGAGGAAATCACGCATCTTGTGTTCCCAGGGACACTTTAGCGTCACGGTGCCATACTTAATACACTCAGGAAAAGCCTCGCCATACACACGATA